TATCTTTTTTCTTCACTCATCTAAAGCACCCCTACCAAATTTGTCAACTGTTTGCTGTGCAGCATGCCAAGCACCTAGATCGTTCATTGATGGAATTAACCCCTGCTTGAGTCTGTCCATCTGCTCTGAGTGTTCTTCATCTGTAATTCTTGTAAGTCCCGCAACAAACACGGCTTCACCATCTCCTGGGTCACCAAAGTGTTTTGCTGCAGTTTTTAGTTGTGCAATCTTAGAAATGTCACCACGCATTGACTCAATGTTGAGTACATTGCCTTCTCCGTCTGTAAACCACTTGCCAGTTGATTTCTTATATACGTACAGACCCCAGTCATACTGCTTCTCAATGACCTTTCTTCGGACATTGCTTACAATAGGCTTACCAGTTTTTTGACTAATTAATGGATTCATAACCTTTAGTATACCATATTAGACTGCAGTGACAACAGAACTTGACCACTCAACAGCATCATAAATCTTAAGTTTATCAGAGTCTAGGCTCATGCCTTCACCATCATCTACAATAATCTTATTGGTTCCAATATAGGTTTTATAGATTTCTGAAGGGTTTACGCCATAGGTTGAGGATGTTGATACAACTAGCATACCATTCCACGAGTAGTTAGTCTTCCAATGCTGCCAGTCAAAGTTGGTTCCATCTTCTGTCTTAACATTTGCCCAAGGTCTTGTAATGACGCTCTGAATTTGCTGCAAGTCTGTTGCTTGGTAATAAGAAATATTATTAAATACTCCTGGGCCATTTACATTTATTGACCCCAAGAATGAGTCAAAGATTAGGGATGATCCAAAGGATATACCTATTACAGTCCACTCTTTAATTGTTAGAACTGGCTCTCTGACAATGTACCCGTTAATATAATAAGATAACCCATTGACCTCTTCTCCAGTTGAGTCGTTAACTGCGTATATTTTTGCTCTACTACCAGAAGCATTAACTGCTTTTGTATAAAACTTTATTGTTTCATTCTTGTGTCTTATTTCAAACAACTGTACTGGAGAACTTGAAAAAAGAGCGTTGTCATTTCTGTACCAAGCCTGGAAAGCACTAATACGATAATTGTTTGCAAGCGTTGTGTTTACTGGTAAGGCTACTCCACGATCTATAGAAGAAATAAAATCTCCACGAACTTCAATTCCTGAATTTTTTGTCATATAAAGGTATGGAGTGCTTCCCTTGTAAATGCTAAAAGGATTTTTAGACTTATAGTCATAATATATTCCAGACCTCTTATATGGGAACAAGTCGTTTCCAAATTTTGTACCAATAGGATTAAAAGAGTTGTCATTTAAAACTTGAGAAGCAAGGGAAAGGTTTCTTAGGTTTAGTGGCTTGGTTAATATTCCACGAATATTAAACTCAAGACGATACACAACTGCTAACTCATTAAAGTCTACAGTTTTGCTTGGATAAATAAGTGTATTGTTTACAACCTCAAATCTTGTAGTTTCCCATTGCGGATGATTGTCCATATCTAATATTTTTGTTTGTAGCGGTCTGTCTACTGTCAAAAAGTTTGCAACTGGAGAGTTTGCTCCTTCTGCAACATATTGAAATGTTATATAACTTCTAACCTCTGAATTGTCTGTATTATATATATAAGCACTTACAGATTGCTCAGCCATATCTAGATAGTCTTCCCAGCCAGTTTCAGTTGCATCTGCTAGATCAGTATAAGTTCTTTGAGATGGAGAAGCATACTGATTATACAAGTCAAGATAAGAAAAAGACTCAACGCCAATATCTGCCTGGGTAACTGTAGATGGTTCTGGATAGTCAACATTAAACTGAATAAAATCTAGATCATAGTATTCATTACCAACGTCATTTTTTACATACTGAGCAAAGTATGAAAGAGGCATATAATCTTCCCAATATCCAGAAATTCCAATATCTAGAAAGAAAGTATTGTAGGATTCATTTGCTAAAAGAGTATAACTTGCAGTGTGAACAATTAGTTCATCTCCAGAAGTAAGAATTGCGATACCATTGTCTAGAAAGTGATCTGTTAACTGAGCCTTGTTAGATGTTGTGCATAATCCAACTGTATAGATGTATCCAGAGAAAGTTTTAGTTCCCGTCTTATCTCCACCAATGTATAAGGTAAGGCCTTTTCTGCTTCCAAAAAATGTTGAAACATTTCCGCCAAAAGTATTAATAAGTTTATCTATATCTATTCCAACTGCTCTTTTTGTATTAAGAACAAGTGCATCTGTTGTATATAGAAGTTCTTGATCGTTGTTATAGGTTAGATAATATTTAACCAATAGCCCCTCTTTAATTACGCTAAGTTTATTTCCCGTCAGTGTGTCTTGAATATCAATAAGGATTTGTTCATCGGCATCAGCATCAGTTGCCTGAATTACAGAATAGATGGCGTGTACTTCGTCGTTTAATATGTCTAGACTAGAGAAGTTAATATATCCATCAATAGCGCTCCAGTCTTCATTTGGTTTCAAACACATAAACTTTGCATTTCCAACTTGAATTGCCTGATTATCATTATAAAATTCTTGCAATGTTTTTGTCTCAAGAAATATGTCTGGCAAAGCATATGTTGGTGTCTGTAGGGATGTTGCTGTTGTAACAAGATTATCAAATGTTCCCTGTTGCCATTTAGCAAAGTTTGGGTATGAATAATTTGCTGTGTAATCTGCAAAAGAGTAATCAATAAATGCAGATGTTCCACCATAGGCTGAGTTAATTCCTTCTGGTGATTCAACGCCTTGACCATAAACCCATCTACGCTTAGCAACTGTAACTGGGACCTGGTATGGATAAATTGCTACACAGTCAATTTCTATTTCTGGAACATCTGTATAAGCATAAAAACCAAGCCAGTCTTGAGAGTCTTGGTTTGCTTCATTTAGTGCTGCGGGTAAAGATATTGACTCTGTGTCAAAAGACAGGGACAAAACTTCTTCTCCATTAACAAGTAAACTTGCAGCATTTTTAATAACTCTAATATTTATTAGCATTGGTCGATACCATTCGCCAACAAAGTGTGATCTAAATGCATTTCCAATTTTTAATGTTATAAATCCAGACTCAACATATAGACCATCTGAAGATGCAATTGGTCCAAATATCTTTTTTGGCTGTGTTGCATCTGAGTTTATTCTTGCCCAGAATTCAACAGTGTACTCATTGTATCTGCCAAGTTCATTTAAGAATCCTTGACCTGGAATAATTAAAGAAGGATTTTCTCCATTTGGAGTAATCTTAGTAAGTCCTGATGCACCATACACCAACGGTATACTTGTGTTCCTTGCAAATAAAGATGTTGCTGATGCCAAATAGTATCCGCTAACATCTGTTAATCCGTATGGAAGTGCCTCAACTGCATAGTCTTGCGTTAGGGCAATGTCTGTAGGAAATGAAGAAACGGAAGTTCCAAGAGAGGTAGCATGAAATTCTTCTGCCCACTGTCCCGCACTAATACCATTAACATAAAATTCATAATCTGAAGTAGATGCTCCGCCAACAGCAGTAGCAATTTTAATTACAATCCTGAAGGTTGCAACCTTGTCTGGTATTGTAAAAGTAGAAGATATAAAAGACCACCTATTGTATATTGGATCAGTGAATGTTTCTAACTGTTGAACAACTGAAGATGTTGCTGGGTCTGTATACTCGTATCCAATAGATACAGAATTAGCATAAATACTGTTTGAATAAAAATAAGATCCAACAGAGAAAGTTCCAAGAGAAGCATTCATGTTAGAAAAATTAGTAAGGTTTGGACTAATAAGAACAATATTTCCTGGAGATCCAGATGGAACAGTACCTAGAATACTAGTTGAAAGGCTATCCTCAAATGGTGGATTTACTGCACCACTTCCAGGATCTGTATTTCTAGTTCCACCAGTTACGGTCCAAAGAGATTCAATATTTCTTTGAGCCTCTGTAATCAAACTTACATAGTCAGCCTTATCGTCAAGTGCCCACAAAACCAATGGGTGTTCCGAAAAGATCTTTTCTGCATATAAGTTTGATGGATTAGACATTGTTCTCCTATACCACTATTATAGCAGGCTAGGGACTAGTAAAACTTAATCTCACATGCGTCTGTAGAACAGTATGCCTCACCAGCAGCCTCAAGGTTTTCTACCCCATCATAAATAGCAGACCAGTCAATCTTGCCAATCTTACCTACATATGAGTTGTATTCTTCTCTTGTTATTTCTGTATAAGGTTGCTGAGGATATGTCTTATTTCCCATTGGAAGGAATGATACTGCCTTTAACTGTCCTTCGTACATATTCAGGGCTGGAGCAATAAACTTTGTCTCTTCTTCTTTGTCAAAAGAAAGGGTTACAGAAACACCATTATCTGACCAGTATTTCTGAGCAGTTGCTGCCAAACCAATTTTTTCAAATAGGCTAACTTGCTTTTCTGCACGCTTGTGTCCAGACGCTACTGGGAAATAGACTACTGATGTGTTTGCTGATACAAGGTCTGCTTCAATCTTATACCCCGCTGCTTTAAACAAATGAAGCATTGGGTCAGTATTTCCAAAGCGAATAGCACGAAGATAAAATTCTCCACCAGGACCCCAGTGAACTCCAGGGGTAGCACCAGATAGAAGTGATACAGATCCTGAAGGCTTAACAGTGGTTACACGAACTGATTCACGAACACAAAGCCATTCTGAATACTGATGGTCATAGTGACGAATCTTGTTATATCCCTCATCCATCCATTCACGAGTTGTTGGAAGTCCATAAGTATCTGCAAATGAAGCAATACCTGTTAGAGATGTTCCAATACGGCGATTGCGTTGCATAATACCGTTTGTCTGCTGCCAGTGTGTTGGCATAAGGGTTACAGTCTTTCCATAAAGGTATGCAAACTTTAATGTCTTAAGAAAATCTTCTTTAGATTCATGACGGTTTAAGTGAACTTCTACAAGAGTACAAAGTTCATAAGACTCAAGTGGTTGCTCTGCACATGGATTGAATCCCATAACACGAGCATCTTTATAATCAGGTGCATCTGCAAGTCTTCCATAATTACGAGCAACATCAAGCCAGATAAAACCTGGTTCTCCGTTATCTGCAATTAGATCTACATAGTCTTCATACTTAGTTCCAATTTCAGCAGCAATAGAATTATTACTCATCCAAGCCCAACCTGGCTTTTCTGGATCATATGAATTTCTTTCAGGAAATACTTCTGGATTTTTAAGATTAATAAAGCCTTCATCTTGTGGAACGCCAAGTGCAAGGGTAGCAGAACGACGAACATTTCCAGAAACAACACAGGTGCCAATAAGATTTACAAGGTCTACAATAGCACGGCTATCAAGGGCCTCTCCTGCTCTAGAGCCAATCACATTGCGAATCCGTGTATGGAGATCAATAAGTGGTGCTGGACCGCTTGCAACGCCTCCAAAGCCCTTAATAGGGGCACCTAGAGGACGGATAAGGTCATAGGTAAACTCTTGAATAGGCTGGTTTTGACGAAGGAATGAATTAATAAGTAATCTAACAGACTCTACCCATCCTTCACGAGTGTCTGGGATTTCATAAATAGATGCTGGCTCAGTTGGAGCATAGATAGACATTTGCTTATCTTGTCCAAGGGTATCAAACCCTACACCAATACCTAACATTAATGCATCCATTACCCAAGCAAAAAGAGCACCTGGATCATTACGATCAATGTCTCTTGTTGAAACCATAGCGCAGTTTTGAAGGGATGCAGAGTTACGCTTCTCCATAGTCATGGGAGTTCCGAATGCCCAGAGACCACGACCTGGTGGAGTCCACTTCAATTCAAACATTCTTTGGAATGCTTCTTGAGCAGACTTCTGAGCCTTGTTATCATTCCATGGTAGACGATTATCTTTAGCATGGTTCTTTTGAACTGAGTACATACCCTCAATTACACGACGGCAAACCTCATGCCAGCGTTCCTTTGTCCCGTCTTCCTTAACACGAGAATATGTACGAATAAACGTTACCTCTCCCAACGAGTTAGATCCTGCATCTGAGAATCCAAATGGTGCTGGAATGCTTTGATATTTATTTACAAATTCTTCTGATAGACGAAAAGAGAATACGCTTTCTGACATTTATTATGTACCTTTCAAAGTAAAATAAGATAAGTACTTCGTAATTTGCGAAGTAGTCTTAAGTATAGCACAAATTTAAAAAGAAAAACACGCTCAATAAGAGCGTGTAAATCTTTACTTTATAGTTAGTGCTTTAGTTTTTAAAAAGCACCCATGATTGTCATTGTTTCAATATCAACTTCATATCCATTAGCATCAAGTGTTGTAAATACATCTGAACGAACTTTTGTAAGTCCAACAATTGTTGTAACAGTTGCACCTGAAGCAATTGATGTTGAACCAAGTGTTGGAGCAGAATATCCTGAGACAGTTCCCCAAGAAGTTGAAGTTCCATCAGTTGTAAGATACTTGCCTGAGTTACCAGACTGTGCTGCAATTAGATCAGTACCATTGTACTTTAAAGTCTTGCCTGATGCAAGATTAATGTGCTCTGATGAAGTCCAAGAATCTGTAGAATCAACCCAGTTGAAGGTTTTATCAGTTGCGCCCTTAAGTGTGATACCTCCGCCATCAGCAGTTGTATCAGTAGGGGTTGTTGTGTCTCCAAGAACAATATTTTTGTCCTCTACAACAAGGTTAGTTGAGTTAATGTTTGTTGTAGTTCCGTTTACGGTCAAGTCACCAGAAAGTGTTAAGTTTGCTGCAGATACTGTCCCTGTAAATGTTGGATCTGCAAGAGGAGCCTTAGCATCCATTTGGGTCTGAATTGCCGAAGTAACTCCATTTACGTATCCAATTTCAGTTGATGAAACATCACCAATTGAAGTTGTTGAAGGAAGTACTACTGTCCCAGTAAATGTTGGTCCAGCAAGATCTGCTTTAGCAGAAAGGCTTGTTGAAAGACCATCAATCTTAGACTGAGCAATCGCTGCAGATGCATTAATGTCACCATCAACAATTGTGCCATCAGCAATCATTGTTGAAGTAATTGTTCCTGTTGGTGCAGAGAATGTTCCAGTAAATGATGCATTGTTTGCTGGAGCCTTGGAATCAATCTGTGTCTGAATTGCTGAAGTTACACCGTTAAGGTATCCAATTTCTGTGTCTGAAACATCAGTAACTCTGAGTTGAACTGTGCCTGTTTCATCTGGAAACGTAATAGTACGGTCTGCTGTTGGATCTGTTACCTGAAGAGTAGTCTCATATGAATCAGCGGTAGCACCTTCAAAAGTAATACTTGATCCAAATGCTGGGTTTACTGTTGAGTTAATATCAATAAAGTAATCAAGGTCTGCCCAGTGATTTGTTCCATCACCAATCTTGAACTTGTTTGTGTCTGACTCCCAGCCCATTTCTCCAGCATTTAATATTGGGTTAGCAGAAGTCCACTGAGAAGCAGTACCTCTGCGCTGTTGCATTCTTGTTGCCATTTATAGTCTCCTTAGTTAAGTATCTTAGATAATTATTTTACATTATTTTTAATAATTAACTATATGTGGTAATTATATCAGATAATTAATTAAAATTATCTATTGCAGTTCCACCATCATAAGTGGCCTCAAATGATGCTGTGTTATATAGTCCAGCACTTACAAGAACACCTGGTTCATTGTATGAGCCACCACTAATAAAAGTACTCACAATAAGTCCAGATCCGTCAATTGCTGTATCGTGAATATGGTCTGTAAGTGTTTCTGCATCTTCTAGAGTTGCAATAGCAACCCATTCAGAACCGTAGTAAACATGGACTCGTTCTGTTAGTGTATCAAACCAAAGATTTCCATTTGATGGAGATGTTGGGGCTGTTCCACTAACGGTAACTCCTGCTGATCCTGCAACAGAGTCAACATATAGTTTTGTTGTTGCATGTGTGTTTTCAGTAGGAGTGCCAACTGTGACAGCCTGACCAAAAGTACCGCCTTCGGCTACTGCTAGCCCGTGCTTTACCTTAAAATCTCTATTAGTAGTTGCCACAGTTGACTCCCGTCTCTAATTATGCTTCGATGTAGGTCTTGCTTACCTTAACGGCAGTGTCTGCTGCTGCTGCGGTAACTTGTAGAAGAACGTTTGGTGCTGAATAAACGGCATTTGTTGTTCCTAGTTCACCATTGCTTTGTACATCTGCGTACTCTGTTAGATAAACATTGTTTGCTCCGTCTACGGCTACAAGAACTTCAATAACTTCAATGTCGCCACCTGCATTTTTTAATTGAACAACATACTTGGCAGCAGAATATGTTGCTGCTGAGAATGTATCAATTGTTGTTGCTGAAGTTCCAGCGGTTGCAGTTGCAGATCCAACAAGAGCATCTGGAAGTGCAACAGATGTTGCAGTTGCTGCACCAAGGACTGGAGTAACAAGAGTTGGTGTATTAGAAAATACTAGAGCACCAGTTCCTGTTTCATCTGTAATAACTCCTGCGAGTTCTGAAGATGTTGTTGCAGCGAGTGCTGAAATCTTACTTGATGTATAAACACCATTTGTTACTGTTGCAGCATTTCCTGTGTACTCTGTTGCTGATAGAACCTGGGTTCCATTAACCTTCAATACCTTGCCAGAAGCAAGATCAAGGTGCTCAGAAGAGGTCCATGAATCAGTTGCATCTACCCATGAGAAAGTCTTATCTGTAGCACCCTTAAGAGTAATACCACCACCGTCTGCGCCTGCATCTGTTGGTGTTGCTACTGAACCAAGTGTAAGGTTCTTGTCATCAATTGTGATTTCTGTTGAGTTAATTGTAGTTGTTGTACCATTAACTGTTAGGTCCCCTGAAAGAACCAAAGATGTACCAGTTGCAGCACCAATGTTTGGTGTTACAAGTGTTGGTGTGTTAGCAAAAACAAGTGCTCCAGTACCAGTCTCGTCAGAAATAACTCCTGCCAATTCTGCTGAGGTTGTTGCTGCAAAAGCATCCAACTTATTATTTGTAAGAGCAACAGTACCTGAAGCGTCTGGGAAAGTTATTGTACGGTCTGCTGTTGGATCAGTTACTGTAAGTGTTGTTTCATGATCATTTGCTGTAGCACCCTCAATAACAATGCTTGCGTCTGAAATTGTAAGTCCTGAAACTACTGGGCTTGTAAGAGTCTTATTTGTAAGTGTTTGTGTATTTGTTGTTCCGACTACCGCACCTGTTGCGCCGTGTGCTTCTGTTGCTCCTGTGTGGGTTGTAAGATCTGAAGAAGCAGCCTTAGCATTCAATTGTGTTTGGATTGCTGATGTTACGCCATCTACATAGTTAAGTTCTGTTGTAGAAAGTGTTGCACCATCAAGAATGTTAAGTTCTGTTGAAGTTGCTAGAAGTGCAACATCTTCGTTAACCTTTGGTGATGTTAAAGTCTTGTTAGTAAGTGTCTGTGTATTAGTTGTTCCAACTACCGCACCTGTTGCACCATGTGCCTCTGTAAGGTTTGCATGTGTTGTAACATCTGAAGTAAGTGCTACTGTACCAGTTGCATCTGGAAGTGTAATTGTACGATCTGCAGTTGGGTCTGTTACTGCAAGTGTTGTTTCATAGTCATTTGCTGTTGCACCTTCGAATTCAATGCTTGAACCAAATACACCAACTGCTGCTGGGGCTTGCCATTCAACACCATATGTAGCACTTGAGTTTGCTGTAAGTACTTGACCATTGGTACCAATACCAAGGCGTGCTACTGCATCATCTGCACTACCAACAATCAAATCACCTTTAGCGTCAACGACACCTGCTGTGATAATGTTCTTTCCATTAACGGTCGCAGTTGATCCCTCAACTACAAGTCCCGCTTTTACTCTAAAATCTTTTGTTACTGTTGCCATTTTATCTCCTTAGTTAGGCCTTTAACCCAATACGCAAATAGCGCAAGGTTATTGGTGTTTGCCCACCCACTGGAACTACAGTTAGTGAAACTGTATCTCCTGCTCTAGACACGGAGATGGTGCCAATATTCCCATCATTGTCTACTGTTCCATACTCACTGACGCTTACATCTGTATTGTCAGGAACAATGGTTAATTCTGTGGCCCAGTATTTATTTGCGCCTCCAGAAGTCTTTTTAATTGAGACCAGGTATTTTACTGATCTCCATTCGCTTGCTAAAAAGTTATCAAAGATTGTTGAGTTTTCAATGCCGTTAATTGTAACTTCATTGTTACCATCTGAACCAAGGTCTGTTGATCTTGCAGAGGTACTGTCAATTAAATCCTCATAGTTTGCTTGAGTTGGACGGTCTCCAGTCTGAAACAGAGACTTTATGCTTGAGATTGATAATTTAGCCATGCTTGAATTATATCATATATTTCAAAGTATATAGTTAGAGAAACCAATAACCTGCAAAGGAATTGCTGGTATATTTCCAAGAGATGTAGGGATCTGAATTGCAGTAAATCTTATTCTAAATGGGAGAATAGAATTTATACTTACTCCACGAGTTTCTTCAGTAACTTCTACCGTTGGAAAAGATACTTTTTCAATAACCCTTGTAAAAACTGGGGTATTGCCATTTATGACAACTGAAGCCATTAGTTTGTAACATCCTCAAGGAGAGTAATCTTCCCTTGAGCAACTGTCCAAACAAGCGTGTTCTGTGGAAGACGTAATTCAATATCAAAAATATCATTTGTTGCCAACTGTGCAGTTTGTGCAGCAGTTAGGTTAACCTTAAATTCACCATCAGCATCTTCTAGATCTTGTTCTGGGTTAATTGTAAAAATTAGAGTTGCAGTATCTGTAATTACCTGTGGGTTAACTGGAGTGGTTGGTCTTTTAAATTCCGCTTCTATAGTCCAGTCAGGGATGTTTAGAGGCTGCTTAGCATCATCTGTTAGGTAAACCCTAAAAGAGGCTGTATCGCCTTTTACAATAGTCCAGTTAACAAACGGTGGCGCTTCACCAATATCGTATGTAGATGCGCCTTGACCTCTATAAGTTGCCATTATGCCAAACCTGCTTTCAGTGATCCCCAAGAGCCATTGCCCTTTGGTTGTCCTACTAGTAATATACCTGTTGAGGCATTTTTCTTTAACACTACCGCCACTACTCCAGAACCTGTTGCTGGAATTGTTGCTGTTAGTCCACCACCATTAGCAACGTATATTTTATCTCCAACATTATAAGAATTAGTATTAATATTTGAAAATACTCCAGATAGTAAAACAACTCCATCAGAACTATTTGATATCGCTGTTGTTGCTAATCCAATTACTGGGAATGTTGTTAAGTCATCTGAGTCACACTTTGCTACTCTTGGTTTTGATGTTCCATACCCTGAAATATAAACTGGGTCACCTTTAGCAATAGAAGATCCACTGTTATTTGTAACTTCAAGGGTATGGTAAGCGGGACCAACAGTTCCAAGCAATGATTCAACTGTTTCAGCCAATGACTGTATATCCTCGTGAACATTAACTGGATCACTGGATAGTGGATAAGGGATATCGTAGTTTGCTGTTGAACCTGTAGCCATAGTATTTACCATTATACCACTTCATACTTAAGGTTTTATAACAATTTAATAAAAATGTCAAAAGTTGGACTTTTGGGGCAAAAACATGTTATACTTGGTAGTAACACCAGACAACTGGTGCTTTTGTTTCTAGGAGGTTTATTTTATGAGAAGAGACAAGATGGCTTGGATTGGAATCCTATCGTTGGTTGGAGTACTTGCACCTGTAAGTAATTCTGCCAATGCTGTAACAAATACAACTGAAAATAATTTATTGAGTAATACGTCCTTGACTATTCCTGCCGACCCTAAGTCGGCTTTTTTGGTTTCTAAGCCAAAGAAACAGATTATCTTGGAAAAGTATATGAACGCAACTACTTTAACAGATTATGACTTGATTCAATTATTGAAGGCTGTAGGCTTTACTGGAAAGGGTCTAAAGACTGCTTGGGCTGTAGCCAAGGCAGAGTCAAACGGAAGACCTTTTGCCTTTAATGGAAATGCTAAGACTGGAGACAGTTCTTATGGGGTATTCCAAATAAATATGATCGGAGATCTAGGACCTGATCGTAGAGATAAGTTTGACCTAGATGCTAATGCTGAGTTGTTTAGCCCTGTCAAGAATGCAGAGATTGTATTCCATATGACTCAGGGTGGAACAAACTGGAAGTCTTGGAAACATGCCAAGCCTGTTCAGTATCAAAGATGGCTAAAAAAGTTCCCTAGCCAATACAATTAAATAGCAAAAAAATAACCCCTACTTTAATCGGTAGGGGTATTTTTTTTACTTAGTTTATTCGATTGGAGAAGTTTCTGGTTGTTCAAACACACCATCGCTATAAGATAGACCAATGTGTGCACGATTATCGCTGTCTTCTACGTATTCCACGCATACTTTTCCAGTAACTTCTTGAGCAATTTCTAGTGTATCAGCAGAAATAATATTTTCTACAATACCGTTCTCAACAATTGCAAAGTTTGCCATTTTATCTCCTTAGAATTTCAGTACGTAGACAGCGCCACCAGCACCGCCACCGCCATTATAGTTATTTTCTGTAGAACCACTTCCACCATTTCCATAAGGAATTGTACTTGATCCAGATACCCATGGAATTCCATAAGTAGCATTTGGAGTATCTCCACCATTAACACCGTTAGGTGATCCACCAGTTCCTGATGATCCTGGAGAACCACCATTTCCACCTGTACATGTGTATCCTGCAAAAGTTGTTGTTCCTCCGCCAGATCCACCACCGTTGACACCACCGCCACCGCCACCTGATCCGATTACAACAGGCATAGAACTTGTAAGAGAAACTATTGCATTTACAATGCCACCAGATCCTCCTCGTCCTCCAGTTCTTGGTGGTGGAGAAGAATATCCTCCTCCTCCGCCTCCAGCACCGACAATAACTGTATATCCAGTTCCAGTGTTATTGTAAGTTTGAGAAGATGTTAAAATTTGAAGAGTTCCTGATGTAGAACTTATTCTTGAAGATGTTTGTGTAACAGTAACTGTTGTTGTATTTACGTTTGATACAAATATTAATAGATCACAATCTTGACCAATATTTGCTGTTATAGTGGTTGTGCTAGAAGCAGAATAAACAAGAGTGTTTCCAGAATATAAGTAAATACTTGTTGTTGGAGTTGAGCCAGCAGTACCTAAAAATGTCCAAATACCTTGACTAAAAGTTCTTGAAATACGGTTAGCAGTGTTTGCAGTAGGTGCAATAATGTTAAACGTATTTAAAGTTGATGTGCTTGCTACTGGAAAAACTGCTTGTGCCATTATGCTATCTCCACTCCACTAATGTGAAAGTTAACGCTTGTTGCTGATGCTGAACCTTCAATAAGGTCTGCTGCTGCAAGAACTTGCTTTAGATCAAAGAATGCTGATGAGTTAGCAGCGATTGATGCTCCGCTGATAACATCTACACCATCAAGTTTGATTGTGAATGTTCCTGCTGATGCTGCTGTATTTGTAACAACAATATTTGTAACTACCGCTGTTGTTGCTGAAGGTACAGTGTATAGTGTTGTATTACTTGTTGCTGCTGCTGTTCTAGCAAGAGCCTTTGATGTTGTTGCCATTTGTTATACCTCTTTTGTTAGCCGTGTCCCGCTTTTATCGTAGATCACGTATAGTGTAATTATACACTATTTTAATATCTTAAAACGTAAAGAACTCCTTGTGTTCCAGCACCTGATACTCCTGGCCCTGCTCCACCGCCACCACATGATCCTCCACCTGCGCCATAACCAGAACCAGCACCACCGTTAGCACCTGCACCGTTGCCACCAGTTCCGCCAGTACCAATACCACTTCCAGCACCAGGTTGACCACCGTAACTTCCACCACCACCAGTAGAACCATTTTTAACATATGCTAGAGGAGAGGTTGCTGTACCAGCATTATTTGCTCCACCAGTACCACCATTGCCTCCAGGGGTATTTGTTGGAGCACCTGACGCAGTACCGCCACTTCCTTGATACACCCCACCACCAGCACTCCACCCAGCAAAAGTGCTAGTTCCGCCATTAGAAGTTCCGCCAGGGCTTGTACCAGCACCTATAACTACGGGCATTGATCCAGTAAGAGTTACTGCTCCAGAACATATAGCCCCTGATCCACCACCAGCGTTACCATAAATACCATTTGTTCCGTTACCACCGCCACCAACAAGAACGGCAAATGCTCCATTTACAGCAGTTCCTGTATAAGTAGAAGTTGTTGTGATAGTGTCAAGTGTTCCGCTAAGGGCTGTTGCTGTTAAAGCGTTACCAATTTTTGTAATTGTAACTGAAATATTTGAACCAGTATTAGTGACTACACGAATGCTTGTTGCCGCTGTGCCAAGATTAACTGTTACAGTTCCAGAAGATGTTGAAACTGTAGTAATTAAAGATGAGCCATTCATAAAATCAACAGTTGCTATAGTTGAAGATACACAAGTAACAGTATATATTCCAGTACTTAGAGGTACTGTTGATAAATATAGTACCCCTGCTGATGCTGCCGTAAGAGTACTTGCGTTAATTGTAGATATAGATGGTTCTGGGAATATTGTAGTTGCCATATTAGAACCTTAGAATATAAACTATTCCAGCACCACCAGGCTGTCCACCACCTCTAGATGATGCTCCACCGCCACCACCACCTGATATTGTTCCTGCGGTTACGTTAGTGTATTCTCCACCACCCTGACCGCTAGTTCCGATATAATTTGATTTTGTCATATAAGAATATGGAGATAAGTTTACTCCACCCGATCCACCTGTTCCATATGGAGACCCACCTCCACCAACGCTTCCTCCTGCACTACCATTAGGGGATCCTGCAGTTCCTCCAGCAGATGCTCCGCCAGTACCGCCACCACCACCACCAGTACATGTAAATCCTGCAAAAGTAGTACTTCCACCAGTGCCACCAGGAGCGGTTCCTCCAGCACCAATTACAATAGCCATTGAGCCAGTAAGTTGAACAATTCCAGATCTAAATCCTCCAGAACCTCCACCTCCGCCACCACCATATTGCTGATTTGAGTTTCCTCCACCGCCACCACCACCAGCCATCAAGAAGTATGCATATCCTGATGTTGATGTTCCTGTGTAAGTAGAAGATGAAGTAATTGTGTCAAGAGTTTTGTTTAGTGTATCACTTAGTGCTGAAGCAGTTAGTGTTATTGTTACAACAATATTGCTTCCAGTATCAGTCCAAACAACCACCTTTGTTGCTGCTGTTGCTAGATTATATGAAACAGAACCACTTACAGTTGTAGCAACACCAATTGAAACTGTATCAGAAGAAAAAAATTCTACCTTAGCGATTGTTGTTGAAGTGCACGTAATTGTATAAATTGCTGGTGTTAGTGGTAACGCTGCTCCATATGCTACAAAAGGGGAAGCACATGTAATAGATGTTGCTGATGGACCTGATGATCCTGAACTAACTACTACGGGAAATACCGTTGTTGCCATTTATTACTCCTATATGTCAGATGCTATCCAAGATGTTGTTACTTCATCCCAGGTATATTTTTGTCCTTCTTGAACTGGCATCTCTATTGGTGCTTTCCATAATTTTTCTGTATAGTCATAAACCCATGAAGCGTAAGGTGCTGGGGCAATATAAGCATCTGCTGTAGCATCCCAATACCAGTTAATTCCTAAAGGGTTTTCTTCTGTATATTCAAGGCATGTTAGCCCTGTAAGTTCTTGTGCAATTTCTAATGAATCTGCTACGATTGCGTTAACGACTGTGCCGTTTTCAATTACCGCATAATTTGCCATTACTTACTCCTTATTTTGGTTTTGTATTCTCGCTTTTATCGTGAATCACATATAGTGCTATTATACACTATAATTATTTTATTATGTCACTTTCCAGGTTGCTGTTTCTTCATCTAGTACCCAAGATGGATCTAGTTGTGGTGGAATAAATCTTTCATTTTCTTCATCCCAGAAATATCCAATTCCAGCAAAATTCATTCTAAAACCACCACCTCTTGCATTATAAGATGTTTTAATCCAGGTTCCACCAAGATTATCCACTAGCCACTGGTATCCTTCATCACCATTAGGATCATTGTTATCTCCTGCTGTGACTCTAATAACTATATTGTTTTCGTCTACTTCTGCCCAATGTGACATACTCTATACCGCCGATTTCAAATAACGCACAATAACAATTCCTTTGCCACCTGGCATGCCACCACCAGTTCCTACAAGCCCAGAACCTCCACCACCAGCACCAGTATTTTCTGTTCCACTAACTCCATTATCTCCATTTGGAATACCACCAATACCTCCTCGTCCACCACCGCCGAGTCCACCTGAACCACCGTTAAATCCTGATTCAATTGCTCCACCACCGCCACCACCAGCAAATCTTCCACCTGAACCAAATAAGACCGAGAATCCAGAGTAGAAAGATCCTGCTCCACCATCTGCTCCATATTTTTGATTTGCAGTTCCTATGTTTTGACCCTCATTGGCACCTTGAGAAGAAGGACCTCCTCCACCGCCACCTGCACCGCCTGAAGTAGCATTTGTATTTCCACCTTTTTGTCCTTCTTCTGGAGTGTATCCTCCAGCGTTTCCATTAGTACCAGTTGTGTTAGCATTAAAGGCACCGCCGCCGCCAGCACCTCCAGTTTCACCATTGACACCGTTTCCAGCGCCTCTACCTCCACCGCTTGCTACAAGTCCATTAAAACTTGATGGGCTACCACTTGAAAAAGTATTTCCACCACCACCAACAACAGCATTATAAGTATTTGCTAAAAGTGTTGCTGAAGATTTTCTAACACCACCGCCACCACCACCACCCGATGCTCCTCCTGAGCCACCACCTGCAACAACAAGATATTCACACTCTAGTGGTGCTCCACTTACAACAAGGCTTCCATTACCAGTAAAACTTCTGTAAAAATAAGTGTCATCTGAAAAGAGTGTTCCACCAGAAACAATAGAAACTGGACCTCTACCTAATAGTCTAGAGCCACCCACAGAAGAACGTATTGGCATTTCTTATCACGCAAACTTTGATTGAGATCCAAGAACAACAAATGTAGCAGATGCTGTTTTAATAATATTGAAAGCATAAACATCAATACTACTAGCATTACCAGAAGAAGGTGCAGTTCCACCAGACCATTTTGGAGTTACAGTTGATCCATCAATTTGAATTGTGTTTGGGTAATATGGTGTAGAGCCATTTGTGTTCATCCAAACCAAAGTAATAGATTCTCCAACAGAAAGAACTGAATCAAGAGTGGCAGATGAACTTTGTCTAAAATTTAATGTATGGTTTGCTGTGGCGTTTGATGTATAGTACCAAATTGTTGAAGTTTCTGCATTAATATTAATTGTTCCTGTTGCTGCTGATGCAACAATATTCATTGTTTCTGTAGGAGATTTTAATTCTTTATTACTTAAAACTTCACTTCCTGCAAGGGTAGCAAAATCAGCATCTGTAACTGCTGTATTAAACTGAGCAATAGTTCCAGTAACTGTGTTAGATCCTAAAGCAATTGACTTTCCTTCTAGTGTTACAGAGTTTGTAAGTGTTACCGCTGGTGTAGCCCACTCAAGACCTGTAGCGGTTGCAGAGTTTGCTGTAAGCACTCTTCCATTTGATCCAACAGCAAGTCTTACTACCGTATCAGCAGCAGAGGCAGCAATTATGTCACCTTTAGCATCAACAATCGTTGCCTGAATTGCGCTACCACCAGAAACAGAATCAATTTGGTCTTGAAGATCGTTTAAAGTATAAGCAATAGATGGGTTAACCAATTCTGCTGGATCTGTTTCTGCTGTATCAAAGGTGTAAGACCCATAATGATAAACACGTAGGGCAGCCTGAATGTCTGCTTGGTCTGATAGACCTGGAATTTTTGTTGGTACTAAACTACCGATTGATTCTGCTGCCATTTTTTCACCTCATCAAGATTATACCATAATTAGACAACTACAGATATAAACAGATGTACCGTTACCTCTCCTGTTAGATTAGACCAAGTGCTGCTTGCATACTTAACAGCATTAAGATTAACTACAAGGTTTGTTCCTGCACCTGCTAATGCTGGTACCTCAACTGAAGAAGCAATTGGAGCAGTATTCTCAATACTATATTGAACATTAAAATTAGATGCTGTAAGAGGGGTACCAGATACTGTAACAATATTTGCAATAGGAACTGTTATAGATGCCTCTCCAGAGGCAAAAGTTACAGTGTGTCTTTTTGAATATAAAGTTGGAGATATCTTTAAAACTTGAGTCCAAGTATTTCCACCAACCTCAGAGACATATTGATAAAGATATCCATAGTTTGCTCCAGGTGCAGAATTAATGTACATGTCATAAAGATTTATAGTTTCTTGAAAAATTGATCCACTTGTAGTAAGAGTATTTGGGTCACCAACACCAACAAAGAATTTACTTCCACGTTGTCCAGTTGGTCCAATATCTACAAGAAGTTCTACGACCTCTGGTGGGCCAAGAACAGTAATATCATCATTTGACAATATAACATCTGGCATTAAACTGCTCCAGTAATATCGTCTGTTACTGTAATTGTTCCAGTTAGTAGTGTATAAATTTCAATACCGTTGTCAATTTCAACGTCATAAACATATGTTCCTGCTGCAAGAGTTCTTCCTACAGTTGGTGTAATTGTGCATGTAACAATATCTGATGTTTCATCGACTACTGCATTTGCTGTATATTGAGTTGCTCCAGACCCTCTTTGGTTAGCAATTGTAAAACTAGCATCGTAGTCTGTTAATTCAAATGAGGATCCATCATTTGCATTTTTTGGTCGGGCTACAAATTGAGCAGTGTCACCACGGTAGTAGTTAAAATCATATGTACTTGGAAATGCCATTGTTATCCTCCTGTTCCATTATACCATCAAGAAACTGAAATATACATACCTTTTAGGAAGATAGTACTTTCGTTATCTGCTCTTGCTTGTATGATTGCGCCTTCTGACCTAATCTTTAGTAAATCGACATATAAGGTTTGATGAATAGACATTTCATAGGGATACTTATACTTGAGCATTCCGATATATCCCGTAGGGGATTCTACCTTTGGTATATAAGTTCTTATCCATGCCTCTGTGCTATTTGTATCGGTAGTTAAGGCTATATCATATCTAATATCTATTTTGGCTCCCACCTTAAGTTGTTTAAAGTTAATTCTTTGGGTAGTTGTATTCCATAGGGAAACAGATCCTTCTGGAAGAAACCTCAAAATGTTGTTTTCATCATCATCATCCATCAATATATTTACCCAACCATCATCTCCTCTATCGGGTCCTAGAAATAATGGTTTTTTGTTTTTATTTTCATAGTATGCCCAGCCTGGGTATTGGCCTGAAGGACTTTCATATCCTGCTCCACCGCCTCTACCAGGATCTCCTTTGGGGCCTTGAGGACCTTGTGGGCCATCCTTGCCATCTTTACCATCTTTGCCTGGAATGCCTCTTTCGCCTCTAGGACCTTCTGGGCCTGGGGGTCCTTGTGGACCAACTTCACCTTTTTCTCCTTGAATGCCTGGAACAGCAACATACTCAGTGGCACTAGACTCTATACTCTTTGTTGACTTAATTACTTCGGAGTATTTGGTTTTTGGAGCATCCATATTTTTTGATATGGCCATGAGTTATTTCTTTACTTTAAAAATAGTACCGTTAACTTTTATAAGTGGTGGAAGTTTAGGATTAACATCTTTAATCTTAATTATCATTTATGATACTCCACCGATTGTACCTCTTGCAGATACTGGAGAAACATCTCCAAGCACACAGATTGTTCCAATTACTGGAGTCCAGGTAATTGTCGATAATCCATCTGGTATTACTGCCTGTAGGTCAAAAGATAATTCTGCAACCACTGATCTGTACTTGGTTCCCCAGTTTTCAGTTATAGATGCTGGAGCGCTTACAGTTATGACAGAACCATCAACGGAAACTTCTAGTTCGTCAAGTACGTCTGTGGTTGGATCATAGGCTGTAGCAGAAAATTCCCAGCCGTCTGTGTCAAATTCTGTAACTTCGTCATTTTCAAGAAATGAGACTGTGAATGAAGCGTAGTCTCCACGGACAACAGCCCACTGAATATTTGCTGGGGTAGCCCCAAATTTTTCTGTTGTTGGTGTGCACATATCAATGATTATACCATAATAATAGTGCTGGACACTCAAGAGCAGTGGGGTGGGTAGAAAGATCCTGAGTGCCAGCAATTTAGATTATATCTGATTATTTTAAATAAGCCAGGTATACACGGATTGATAACAAAAAGTTATATATTAATATCGTTATAAAAGAGTTATAAATACATTCATACCAAATGTCCGTTTTATCCTAATAGTCCAGGGTATTGATAGTGTATACTTAAAATATATAAAGAAAAGAATATACTGTAAAAGTAATATACTTATATATAGTATATATTATATATAGAAAAAATTATTTATTATGATCTTTAATGTGTTCAATCAATA